AGTACTTGTTCATAGATACCCCAGGATAAAGGTCAGTGCTTCTTTCTTTTCATCAAATAAGAAGTCATAGTCCCAACGGCTTCTATAGAGTCCTTCACTATCCCAAGTATATCCTACATTAAACCGCCGCTTGACATGGTAACTCATGTTACGCTCTTTACACCAGTTAAATGAATCGGTAGTGTTAAGTACCCCGCGCACTCTCACGCAGTATTTCTGACCGCGACGAACTACTTTGTAAGTATCAATAGCCTGCGGCATTCAACAGTTCCTTGACCTGTGTCACCATTTCAGTATTACGTCTAAACTTGATAGCCCACTGCTCTGGATTGATGTAATCTATAATCATCTTTTGCTGGCTTTCATCAAGTTCTTCTAGAAACTTGACACCGCTCTCGCTCTGATAAAGCATCCAGGGACTAATCTTGCCAGTAGTTACAGCATACGCTAATTTGTTTCTATTTGCATATCGTAGACAATCTTTAGTTTCGATACCTGAATCCTTAGAGATAGTCATCGTAGCTTCGATACTACGAGCGATAGCATCCAGCGGGTCTTCTGTCTTTAAATACTCAATAAGAAATTTAGTATAGTTAGTATCGCTGCACCAACTATCAATCTTTATCTGATTCTTCAACAACCAATCAGCATACCTAACTACATTGATACACTTGATATCAACGCAATAGTGACCGAACTTGACAAAGGCAATGTAGTATGCACTTTTCGTGAAGTCTACATATGTTCTAAGTTTTTTAGATGCAGTATTCTTTTTGTAGAATTCTACCCAAGCTTGAAATCCAATACGATTACCTGGCTGGTCTTTGTCTTGCCATCTGCGCTTGTTTTCACAAAGGTGTTTCATCATCGTAGTCTCTCGCTGGAAACTCCGTTTGCAAAACTCACAAGAAAACTCGGTTTTAGTTACCGAGCTTTCTTTCGTATTCTTCGATTTCTTTATCTGTAACAAGCTCACTTAATAACTCAATCTCATCAAATTTTAATTCGGGGAATCTATTAGCAAGATACATCTTTTTCTTGTGATTGTCAACAAAAACTTCGGATATGATGTTTAAGTCACTGTCACTTGATTTAGGATATACCTTTTTAAAGTAGTCTTTAATCTCCTTAGTCTTAGGAGACTCTTTTAACTTACTAACACGGTCACGGATGTGCGGAATCCATTGATGAAACTGTTTGCCAATACCCGGGCTTGCAGCACATAACATCAACCATTGTAGCTTAGGATGCTTCTGTACATTCTCATTGAACATATACTTGTTAGCATGATATTCAGTGCTTTGCAGATAATAAGATTGAATATCCTTACTACCTTTAACTGCACTAATCCAATGCAACATCATAAACGGCACAAACTTCTTTTGCTGTTCAGGAGTCAATCTATCATAATACGAATAGTCCTTGCGGTCAATAGCCGCGATTGCATCGAAAAGGTCAAACTCAACCTTCTCAAACTTTTCGTCTGCTGATAGTTTCTCTTTAGCCATTATGCTTTTAGTGCCTCAATCGCAATAGCGTGTTCAATAGCTTGACCAATGCTGTCACCGTTGTTAACAATAGTCAATGTCGGCCCATCACTATCTCGCATACGATCATTCTTGTAATGTTCAATCACGTACCCGCCTGATGCCGGATAGATCGTGAAGCGAATGCTGGTCTTGCCGCTAATACCGTCGTAAGGTCTTACCGAATCAGTAGCATATACTTCTGCTTTCTGTCCGCTTTCCCATGCTTCACGGGACCACTGTGCAAACTTTCTCTTAAACCAACCCATCTTCTTTTCCTTCTCTTTTTGTACCTTGCGATTTCTAGCAGAATCAAGCCTAAATACAGTTTGGCTGGGTAGAGTGCCTGCTATCGTTCTGTTGTACTTTGCCTGACCTAACGATAAGCTACCATTACCCGATGACATTAATAATCTTTCTCTACTAGGATAAGCTGGAATTCAGAACCTTTACCGTCAGTTGAACTGTCACCCAAATCATCAAGTGATTCTCCGGCATAAGTCAATCCAGTAACAAGTTCCCAACCGTCATAATCACCCGTAGTGATTACTAGCTTCTTAGGGTCAAAAGCTTCATCTTCGCATTCAAACGAGAGGAAGTGACCTTTCTCAATGCTTTGTCCAAGGAAGTAAACGTCCCCGTCTTCAAGAGTTTCCTGAGGAAAAATCTCTTCGGTCTGCTCTGTATCTGCACCCATATCAAAGAAAGCATCAGCAGTTAGTGCATCATAGATGACTGTATCGTTTTCATCTAATACACTAATATAACAATCTTCTAGTGAAGGACCAGTGTGGTGTGCAAGGTTATCGCATTCATGCCATTCACCGGGATGAAACGGACGGATATCTTCGTCAATTTCTACATCGTTTTCCTCAAAGAAATCATCATTCCAAGCATAGTCCTCAAAATCAATTTCATGTTCTTCAACAATGTCATAGAATTCACGCTTGACGCAGCCGATAACAACTTCGCCGCCGCGTCCACAGATTTCAATCTTATATTTCATTACTTGTTACCTTTCTTCTTTAAAATAGAAATTTCAACGTTTGGATAGAGAGTGCGAATTACACCCATAACGTCTGACTGCTTATGCTTCTTTTGAAAAGTCTTAATAATTGTTTCAGTAATCATGATTTCTTCCTTTGGTTGAGTTCGCTAAGAATATAAGCATAGAGTACATGACTCCCTGCCCAAAAAATACTAAGTATAAGACCGATAGTGAGTCCTACTATGACGATGGGCATAACAAGCCAAGCTAACACTACTACTAAAAATGCTATTACCTTGTTCATTGTTAAAATACTTGACTATAATCTACTACTTCACAGTTCCTACTAATCTCCTTGACAAAATAGATACAACGCGGTTGCTCCCCTTCGTCAATCGGTACACACAAAAACTGACCATTTCTGAGTCGAGGTGCATACCAAGTAACATCAGGGTAGATATCTACGATTTCAATAGGAAGAAATGAGGGGGAGAATGAAGTCCGAGGGTTAAACTGAAAAGCGTTAAATCCTCTATCGTTCAGACTAGATAGTGGTAAAGTTTCTAAGTCACCATGTTCTTGCTCTCCAATCAATATCTGCCAATCGATTGGCATCTTAATAACCTTATCAGCGACCTTAATCACTAGTGCAGGACTGTTGAATGATTCTAAAAAGATCAACGGAATGAAATGATAATCCACATTTGCTGGGGTAGAGTTATCTAGAATTGCAAACAGCAAATCATCGATTTCATCCGGAAGTGTTTCCAGATTGTAGCTTTCATTTTCTAAAGTGAGTATTCTCATGATACTATCATAGCACTTATTTTATAGTAAGTCAACATATTAATAATCCAATTTCTCTACTGTGAATGGGTAGTTTGCTTCCTTATAGAAAGCTTTGCGTTGTGTCAAGTGTCTTTTTGCAAACTTACAAGAACTAGTAACGTCCCAAATTTGAACATGCTCTTTGTCCTCTGCTTTACGAATACCTCTGCCTATTGACTGAATAACTCGTACAAACGATTTACCAGGCTCAATAAGAACCAAATTAAAGATCCGAGGAATATTAATACCGACAGCCGCAACGCCGTACGTTGCGACAATAATTTTATCGTCACTTGTGGCAACCTCATCATACTCATCCTTTCTATCTGATAGACTAGTACCGCCGTTAACAAACACAGCATTGGTTCCTAATCTGCTTACGATTTCTTTTCCTGCATTCACTCGGTCAACGAGTACAAGAGTGTTTCCAGTCAGATTCACTTTGTCAATTAACGCAGCAATTGTATCAAGGCGATTTGAGTCTTCTAGTAGATGTTTCAGTTCTGATTGATAGTTAGTAAACTCTACCTTATCCTTAAGCTGAACAATGTTTACGTGACATTGTGCGAGTACGCCTCTGTCTTGTAGTTCTTTTGCTGATAGCTTACCGATGACAGGACCCAATGACACAAGCAACGATACTTGATCCATCTTGTCTTTAGGAATGGTTCCTGTTAGTCCCCAACGAATAGGAATGTTGCTGAATACTCCGGTAAGCATCGTCTTGAGTACATCAGCCTTAGCCATGTGAACTTCGTCAACAATGACACAAGCAATGTCTTCAAAGAAGAATTCATCAAGAGTTTCTTCTCCTGCGTCGGCTGTATTTTTAAAGAGATTATTCAAGCTCTGCCATGTGCAGATAGTATGAGTCTTGCCATAGTCTTTTCGGTCACCGAAGTAGACGCCAACATCCAATCCTAAGTTGATGTAGTCTGCTTCTGTTTGTGTAACAAGACTTTTGTTGGGGACAATCACTAGAGAGCGTCCTAGGTGCTCTACGGACTTAGATAGAGCAGCAGTCATCAGCGTCTTACCTGCGCCTGTTGCAACTTCCTGTAAGCATTGAGGATTCTCTAAGAAGTTATTAACAATCTCAACCTGGTAGTCACGTAGTACGACCGGCTGACCTTCACGTTCATGCCCTTTTGGCCACACTGTTTCTGCAAATGAATCTTCTTTAATGCGGTCGAACTTAAGTTCCTCATGTGACTGCCGCAAATCTACAAGTTCAATATCATATCCCTTATCATACAGATATGTAATGATTTGCTCTAACAGATTCACGTAGGTACTTCCACCAAGACTAAAATAACTAATCTTGCCGTTCCATCGTCCAAGACGAACAGCCGGGAGATATCTCGCCCCCGGCTTTTCAAACTCAAACATCTTCATTAATGCTCGACGGTCTCCTACTTCAAGACCCTCGATTTTTACATTAACTTCGTCTTTGATTATGATCTTTACTTCGTTCATTGTACCTCGATTGGTCGTGAATCTTTAAGCACGACAGTTTTGCTTACGGTGCCCATAAATGGGTTGCGATTATTTACACTACTTGTATGTTGCAACATCATAGAAACTCCATCAGGCAATTTTCCATATGACAATGGGCCCAATGGCTTCATTCCATACTTTTCAATCGTCTTAGCTAACTGCTCTTGATTTAATGCGGTTCTTAATCCTCGCCCAATCACAACATTTTCGCAACCGATATTTTTCATCCATCCGATGACATTTTCTACGTCAACAATCTCTGCTTCATACACATTATTAGCAGCAAATTGTAGCTTAGGATAATCAGAAATGATAGCTGGATCGATATCGATTCCCATTTGGCTAAGCTTGAACAACATAGTAGCGTCTAGCGAGAGCTCCATTCCCTCAATGAGTTCACCGATTCTTGAATTACATGCAGCAACCATCAACTGACCATTAACCTGACACAATGTTGGGTCCCAAACAGTAGTACCAGTTTCTAACTCAGCCAATGAGTTCAAGATAGCTGACAGTTCATCACAGTACCTGACAGTCGGGAAGAACTTATGCAACACTTGGGTCGTAATTTTAAGTGCGCTAGTAGAAAACATAGTCCTATATAACTTACGTTCTTTGTCCCAAGCAAATGTGTTATCCTTCACTTCTCTAAACTTAGAAATGAATGTCTTGTTGAATGGAACACGAAAAGTCAATTCATCATTCAAGAGGACAACAGAAGCACCAGTATATTCAGTGGTGCTTTCTACGAGTGTAGAGTTCCAGTCTAACGCTTTGAGTTCAGCCTTATCCAACCCTAACTTAGAGAGTTGCTTCTTGTACTTACTGATTAGGTTATCGAACAGCGTAGCCTGACCAGTAGTGACCCGTGAATCACGCTGGATCATTGTCTGTAGATTAGCC